TATCGAGCCTGATGATGTGAAGGTAAATATCTTCCATTGTGCATCAGGACTATTTGTCTTTGTGGCAGTTGTGAAAATTGGGTCTCTGTGATATGATGGGTAGCGGATGATTACGATACCGCTACCGCCAGCGGCTGGGGAAGTTAAATCCCAAATTCCACCACCACCACCGCCTGTATTAGCAGTTCCAGCAGTTGGATTAGTTGCCGAGCCTTTACCTCCATTGCCACCACCACCCACACCACCTACACCCGCAACTGAAGAGGCTTCAGCCCCACAAGCACCACCACCTCCACCCGCATATGTTGTAACAGTTCCTGAGATTGAAGAGGCTACGCCAGCACCTCCATTACCGGAAAGCCCATAAGCAGACCCCGGAGATGTTCCAGTTAGACCAACAGTTCCCGCCCCACCGCCACCGCCAGCAGATAAGTTTCCAGTATTGCTTCCTCCTGCGTTTCCCTGTCCAGCAATTCCTTGACCACCGATGCGGGTTGCATTTCCTGAGCCACTACCAGAACCACCCGCTACTCCATTGGTATCAGAATTTCCTCCCGCACCGCCACCGCTAGATGTAATAGAACCAAATACAGAATTTACGCCATTTGAGCCAGCCGAACCACCAGCACCTACAGTAACTGTTAAAGCAGAACCAACAGTTACACCTGCAAATCCTGCAAGCAAGCCACCTCCACCGCCTCCACCACCTCGTTGGGCAGAAGCACATCCACCGCCACCTCCAGCAACGACCAAATACTCCACATTAGGTGGTACTGTACCAACCCAATTGTTATCAGCTATTGCTTGACCTACGTCTGATTGTCTAAAGATGCCTGAGTGTTTAGTCATTGTAATTTAAAATGTAACTGTACCTGAAGAAGTCCAAGTATATATTTGATATCCTGCAGCATAACCAATCTGTACATTTCCCGTAACTGCTGCTGGAGGAGAAAGTGTTTGTGGGTAGCGGATGATTACGATGCCTGAGCCGCCAGCACCACCTACTGAACCTGTATCATTTTTAACACCACCGCCCCCACCACCAGAACCTGAATTTGATAAAGCAGGACTTCCTGCTGTTGGTGTTGCACCATTACCGCCATTGCCACCACCAGCCGCACCTAGTGCAACTACTGTACCTGATGAAGCGGAATATCCACTACCACCGCCGCCGCCAGCATAGAAGACCCTTGAACCTGTAATTATTGAACAAGTTCCTGTTCCACCGTTGCCGCCAAAATAAGCACCGCCTGAGGTGCCCGCAGAACCAGAACCTCCACCACCACCGCCAGCATCCACAGTATTACCGCCAGCAAATCCTTGGCCTGCTGTACCAGCCGCACCAGTTGTACTTGCATAAGTTCCACCACCACCTGAACCACCAGTTGCAGGAGGTGCTACTGTACCACCAGAAGGGTATCCACCACCTCGGCCACCTCCAATGGTTGTAATAGAACTAAAAACAGAATTAGATCCGCTTGTACTTGCCGCACCACCAGCACCTACAGTAATGGCCAACGCAGAACCAGTCGCAACAGCAAAACCTGTCGCTTGCAATAAACCTCCAGCACCACCGCCACCGCTACCAGCAGTATTGAATGTGCCAGTAGAACCTCCACCACCACCAGCTACCACCAAATATTCAACTTCAGTTGGTTTCTTACCTAGTGGATTAATTGTTGCAGTCACAAGACCGCCAAGATATTTACTCATCTAAGTTCCATTATTTTGGCCAATTAGCAGAATTAACTGTTGTAATAAAATCTGGCATGTTAGTAGCCGCAGTAATTGCAGCAATCAATCTATCACACTCAGTTAGAATAGCTGCACGTTTAGTAACAACGTCAGCAGGTATATCTATGCTACGTTCAAACTTACGAATGGCCATCCAATCAGTAGAGGCTAACATTGAGTTAGCTGTATGTTTAAACTGAGCAGTATATTGTGACTTCAAACCCTTGGTGATAACCTGCTCGGTTGTATCAACCATTGTGCTTGTTGTTGGATCATATACCTTAACGTACAATGGAGTATTGTCTTCTTTAACTTCTGCTTTATCTTCTAATGCCTTTGGTGTATTGACATATGTTCTTGTGACCGATTCGGCACCAACTTCATACTTGTCAAATGTTACCCAATAGAAGCGTTCATCTTGTTTAGTACCATCAACAATAGGTTTAGCACCATGTTGAATGGCATATAGATGTGTTGGCTGAAACTCGTTAGGAAACAGAGTTTGTAGTTCACCCACTTGAGTGATTTCGTTATTGTTTGTTAATAGTGCGTACATTGTTTTTTCCTGTTATCTTGCGAGTGAATATTTGAATGGGGATTCGGCAAAGGCCATGTAAATGTAGTTAAACCCATTGCCATTGAATTGAGTATTTGTTCCTCTCAATTTAAATCCATTTGATAAAAAGTCAGCAACATCTGCTGTTGCTTCTGCGTCAGATAAATTAGGAAACAGTTTTTTATCAACAACATTATTTACGTTTCGTTTGTTATCGTGAATTAACCACGATGCAGTCCCATCTGAAACCTTAAAAATAATGAAAGCAGGTCTAAAACCCGTGTATACAAATGTTCCATCTGTACTACCATTTCCAACATAACCGCCAAACGCAGAATATCCTGCTATTGGAGCAAAGCAGTATGCGACAAATCCAATAGTGCTTTGATTAGTTGAGGCATCTGTGCCAACGCTAAAAACTGCTGGTGTTGGCGCTGTGCTATTGAAGTAATTTGGGTCATTATCTGCCGCAATGGTGTTGTTCAAAAGTAACGCATAAGTTGTTGGATTGGATATATTTGCGTGGTACACAATCCAATTGTCTACGTTGCCTCTACCTTTAATAATCATCATTCTTGGAGTTACACCAAGACCATGACCCACAGTAGCATTAGCTCCCGTACCCGTATAAGTCACAATTGAAAATCCACTTGCAGGGCTTGCACTTACTTGTGAAGTGATGGAGCCAGTTGTGTTGTTAACGGCAGTACCGCCACCTTTCCATGCCCAAGTAACAATGCTATCGCCATTTGCATTAGTAGAGTTAAAATTTTCAGGGACACCGACAGTAAACCCATCAGAGTCAAAAGAAGCCAAATCCCTGCCAGCAATAGAGGTGTACTCTGCGTTAGTGACTTCAGATGCTAAACCATAAGTTCGGGTTGCAACCGAATTAAACAAAGCATGAGACCTTCCGGCACTTCTTGATTTAAACCATAAGAAATCAGGTTGAAAACCTAATCCTGATTTTACATTTCCAGCTGAACCATTACCTGTATATGTAAGTATATTAAAAAACTTATCAGCTAAAGTCGTTGGGCTTGATCCAATTGTTGGTGTTGGCAAGTTCTGTGTGTTCAGTGCCTTGAAGCCGCCGGGTGGTGTGTAGGCCCATGCTCGTTGACCGAAGTTGGCACTATAAGATAACGATGCCGAACCCGAACCATCACGCCATGATGGAGATACATTTAATGACGCAGTTGCATAAGTAATTGCACCTTGACTTGTTCCATTTTTGTAGAAAGTTACTGTGCCAGCATCAACATCTACAGCAGTACCAATAATGTCCCCATTGCCATATGAAGAACCATAAGATGACGTTGTGCCATCTAATTGTTTAGTACCATCACCTATGTATCTCACAATATTTGTTATTGATGCGCCTGTGCTTGAAACCACATTTTCAATACCTGAATAAGATGTTCCAGTATTGGTTTGTGTATATTCCCAATACCATTTACCGCTATTTGGAATGTTCATTGTTGCGTAAACAACACCGCCATTTGTAGTCCCTGTATCGCCATCCAAATTGCCATTAGATGTAGTGCCTACCAAAACAGATAAAGGATTCAGCGTAGCGTAGTTACCACGCACAACACCACCAACACCGTAGTCAGAACCGTAGTTTGTAGGCACATCAACAAGTGAGTCATTACCCGCACCCGCAGACACGCTGAAGTTATTAGGTGTCCAGTTATTGCCGTTACCTGAGTAGTCTTTACCCAATGTAGCGGCAGTTGTGTTGCTGTTGTCTGAGAAGTTCAGATAGAAGCCATTTGTACCATAGGTTCCTGTATAAGCTTTCGGTCCCCATACGCCTGTGTTGGTATTGGTTGCGCCAAATGATGACGGAGTTAAGGCTTGACCATCAACAAAGTTGACCTCGGTCATGTAGCCATCGAAATATTCGCCATCATTACTCTTACCAATAGTGTATGTGCTTCCAGACAAGTTAAACGCATTAGTTTGACCCGTGGCGGTAAGTTGACTTACGCCATTAAAGTAAACATTTACAGTTGTTGAGTCAGTTCTTTGAATGACTAAATGATACCAAGCACTTGGGTCACGAAAAACCGCAGTAGTGGTAGTGCTTCCAGAGTCGTAAACGCCAAAAGTGCTAGTAGTACTAATAAATTGATATATTGGATATAAACTTCCAACACGACCAAGTATTGTGCCAAATGCACCAAAAGCACTTCGCTTAATCCAGCAACTAAATGTCCAAACATTGGCGTTTGTTGGTGTTCCAAAAGTCCTGCTCAAGTTAGCAGAATCGGCTGAATTAAATCGCAATGAACGTGAAATCTGGTAGTCAGTTGCAATAACTGCTGGTGTTGTTGGTGCCAATGTGCCTGTTGCATAGAAGATATGAACAATGTAACCATTGGCGTAAGTGACTGCGCCTCCAGTGTAGAACTGCACGTTGCCGGGATATCTGACAATAACGATGCCTGAGCCGCCTGCGCCGCCCGAACCGCTTGACCCAGCACCCCCACCGCCGCCTCCTGTATTGCCTCCACCAGATCCGCCCAAAGAACCTGACGATCCAACACCACCACCTCCAACTCCACCAACACCTGCCGTACCTGTTAAAACACCTGCACCGCCACCGCCCGAATAAACTGTTACCGTACCTGTTATGGCACTTGCAATCCCTGCGCCGCCATTTCCAGCTGCTGATGTAGATGTGGCGTTTAAACCTATTGTTCCCGCACCACCACCGCCTCCGCCAGCATAGATAAATCCACCATTACCACCAGCAGTGCCTTGGCCAGATATACCTTGTTCGCCAGTGCCATAGTTGTAATTACCGCCACCGCCAGAACCGCCCGTCCCCGCACCAGCGGCAGATAGCGTGTTGTCAGTGCTTCCCCTACCGCCACCATTTGCTGTAATAGAGGAAAACGAAGAATTTACACCAACTATTCCGGGATTTCCTCCAGAGGATCCTCCAGCACCGCCGCCACCAACAGTAACGGTGTAAGAATTGCCAGCAGTAACAGTTACGATGCCTGTTAATAAGCCGCCAGCACCACCACCTCCTCCTCCCGCTTGAGAACCTGCTCCACCACCACCAGCAACAACAAGATACTCTACAAATTGAGGTGCAGCTCCTGGTAATCCACCAAGAGTTCTTAATTGATTTATATTACGTTGTGTAAAAATACCACTAGCCATTATTCACCTTAAAATGTTATTGTACCAGATGCAATGAAAACATATACTCGGTGAGAACCAGTCTTATATGTCAAAGGAGAACCTGTTGTTGATTTAGCGGCCGCAAAATATGAAGGGTATCGGATGATGACTATGCCTGAGCCACCTGTGCCTCCAACAAGACCACTAGTGCCATCGCTAAGACTTCCACCGCCTCCACCGCCTGTGTTGGCAAAACCTGCTTGACCATTTGAAATAGCAGTTGAGCCACCAGATGAGCCACCAGAGCCACCACCAGCAACTCCATATCCAGCAATGTTGGTGTTTTGATTTCTACCACCACCAGCGCCACCGCCAGCGTATTGTATTTGTGCGCCAGAAATGGATGAAACTAAACCTGTGCCACCATTGCCACTTGTTAAAGTTGTTGTAGTTGTTCCAGCAGACCCTGCCCCACCGCCACCGCCTGTTGCATATTGACTAGCGGTCGAAGCAGAACCGCCAGCAAAACCTTGCCCAGATGTTCCAGTGCCACCAACATTTTGCCAACCAGCACCACCACCAGAACCGCCTGATGCACCAGGACCACCATAACCTCCAGCACCGCCACCTGTTGCAGTTATTGTTGTTCCACCAGCTAAAACAGAATTTACACCATTATTTCCAAATGTAGCGTTACCTCCAGCACCGCCAGCACCAATGGTCACAGTAATGCTTGATCCAACAGTAACAGCAAAACCAGTTGCGGTTAGTAATCCACCAGCACCGCCACCACCGCCCCAATAACCACCGCCGCCACCTCCGCCAGCCACAACAAGGTACTCTACTGTCGTTGGTGCTTCGCCGTAATTGGTTAAATTTCCACCGAAGTAACGATTAGACATTAGGTAATAGTTTCTAAGTTGACAACAAAGCTTACTGAGTTAGCAACACCTGTAGTAACACCTACTGATTGAAATTCTGTGATGTATACTGGAACACTCTTATCAGTTACAATCAATGATGAGTTTGGTGGAATAGAAGTTTGATATGCAAGATAGTATGCATTTGCAGCACTATATGTTGCAGTTCCAGAAACAGCAACAGTCACGTTTGTTGTGTTAGGTGTCATGTTTGTTGCAACAATACTTCCAAGTCTATTCACACTACCAGCTGCAGGTGTAAGACCAGTCAAAGTTGCAGTACCACTTGTCGTACTAGCATATTGCCATGAAGTATTTGTTGCAGTTGTAGAGGGTTGCACATAGGCAGTACTGCCGAATATGAACACCGAGTTTGCCATGTTTGGATTTGCCATTTATTTTTCCTTAATTATCCGTGAAATATGTTAGCAAGTATGATAGTTTTTGCACCTGCAACTCCAGTACCACCTGAACTTACCACATTTGCAGCGGCTGTAATTCTACCTTGTGCATCAACAGTTATATTTACTGTATTTCCTGTACCACCGTATACACCAGCAGTAACACCAGTTGTTGTTAGGTTTGAAGAACCAATTGTTGCGGCTGTAATTTTATCACCAGTAAGTGTACCGGTTGCAATCTTAACTCCTGTGATGGAGTTATTAGCAATCATAGCTGCTGTAACAGTCTCATCATCAGGCACAATCTTTGTTACAACATAGGCACGATATCTAACAATGATATTGCCTGTGCCAACTGATGGCGCTTCTGAAAATGTTAGGGTGTTACCATTAACTGTATATGAATTATTTGGGTCTTGTGGAACACCGTTAACTGTAACATCTAAATCTTTCTCTGTACCAACAATACGAGACAAAGTAAATGCAACTGTAACAGCATCACCGTTATAGGTGTCGAGTGCTGAACTAAACAGTTGTGTGGTAGGTGTATTACCGATGTACATTAACTAATCTCCAGCACCGATAAGATAACGTCACAATTTGAAGTTGCTGAGCATTTGATTGCATCTGCCGCTTCTAGTACCAATTTTTGGTCTCCGCCAATTGGAACAAGAGCACCGCCAACTGCAATAGAAGCGTCTTTGACCATGTAATAGTCAACTCCACCGGCCGTTACGAATACGTTACAACTGATTGGAGCGGCTGTGATGTTTGCAATAGACATACCAATAATAGTAGCCTGAACCCCACTGCCAGCGGTAAAAACAGTCGTATTTGCTGCGACATTTTTGCCAAAATAATTTTTAAAAGTGTTTGCCATGTTTTAATATCCTTGATATTCTATTTATCCTAGTGCGATTGCGAAGGCAACCGCATCATCTGAAGCTCTACTGTAAGCTGATGATACTGTTGTCTGTATGATTAAATTACCCACCATAACTGAGTGATTTTGACATTGATACACATAAGTGTTACCTGCTAATACAGAAGGAACTTTCCAGATAAGTGTTCCGGTTTGTTTTGCTTGAGCATCACTTCCAGTAGTAACAACACCAGCTGTTGATACGTGTGTAAGTCCTACATTATAAAGTGTTCCACCATTTGACTGTCTTATAAGGAACGGATGGCCTGAAGCATTAATGTTAAATGAAACTGTTTGGCCAGGATGTAAATATATGTCAGGATTGTTACCAGAGTATTGGTCAAATAGGTAAGCGCCTGAACCAGAATTAACTACAGCAAAAGTAGTAACACCAGTTCTTACATTAGCATTTGAAGAAAGTGCGAATCCATCTACAAAAAGATTTGAGTTGACACTTAAAAGACCAGTTTTACTGGTAATAATATTAAGATTTGAAGTACCTAAAACTGTTAGATTATTTGCAAAAGAAGCCGAACCATTAGAGTTGATATCATCAAAACTAATTGAATCTAGTACAATATTTCCCGATACTGTTAAGTCGCCACCAATTGTAAGGTTGTTAGCAACCGCAAAGTTGGTATTTGAATAGAAGGTAGAATTACCACCACCTTCAATCAGTGAATTAGTTTTAGTTACTAAATCCTGTGTCGCAGTCAACCATTGACTAAAAGTATTTGCGGTATTTAATTGTGAAATTATAGACATTACTTATCCTGATTTGCCGCTATTTGTAACAGCAACTGTTTAATCTCTTGCATATCTTCTTCTAGTTTATTCAATCGAGCTTTATCTTCAGTCTTTTCTAGTTGCTGCTTTTTTGCAAGCTCACGTTTCATATAATACTCATTCAGACCATTTCTATCTGTATTTAGAATGGCCTTAGAATGAATATCTCTTACAAACGTAGTATCATCAACTTTTACTAATGGCATATGTTAACCTGCTGGGAATGCGATTGCACGAAGGTCACGCACTTTTGGAATATCAACTGTATTACTTCCAGACATTACAACTTTAATTGAGAATGTTCTGAACGTAGAGAATCCAGTTGTATCAGTTGTATATCCAACAGAGTTGTTTGCAACACCACCAGATCCTGGTGCAAATACTAATTCACGATAATCATTTCTATTTGTAGAAACAAAATTTTCATTACCAAGTTCTGTCATCAATTGATAGTTCTTATTATCAAACAAATCACTGTCGGATTTAGAAAGAATTTTGTAATAAACGAATATATTAGATCCGTCCGGTTTGTAACCAGTCAGATATACACGAAGATCACCAGAATCAAATCCATCATTTAAAATAACTTTACGAGTCATGTAACGCACCTCAGAGTTACCACCAAGTATTTTATCTTCACCATTATATGTAACAATCGCACCAGAACCACCGCCTGATCCAGGAGTTAATGTAATCGTTGGTGAAGTTGTATATCCAGAACCATTAGCAGTAATATACACAGAAGTGATAGTATTACCACTAACTGTTGCAGCTGCAGTTGCACCAGTACCACCACCACCTGTAATTGATACAGTAACATCAGTAGAATTGGCATAACCAGTTCCTGATGATGTGATGAAGATTTCAGAGTTTCTTAATGGTAATGTATTGATTATATTTTCAACAATACACATACCAGCTCTAGACGAATCAACAACTGGAGTTACCGTAGGATTCAATGTTGCCATTGTTGCCTTGAGTATCAAAGATGAATTAGCGCCAGTAATTACACGGCGTCCAAATCCATCATCTGTATAATAATCTTGCAGCGGTGTGATTGGTAAAAATCCTGTTGAAGCACCAGTGCCATTTATTGTAGAATTAAATGTATACGCAACAGAAGTATTACCAATAATTAAATCATTTGTAATTAAGTGTGTTAAATCAAATACTGTATTTGTACTTGGTGCAACAACTTTAAACTGTAATACAGCTGGTGTTCTTGAGAATACATTTCTGTATATTCGGAACAACATGTCCGATGTTTGATCCGCAGTCCATGTAGAACCGTTCTGCGACAAGAATAGAGAACCGCCATAGGCCTGTTCTGAAATTTGTCTTTGTTGCACAATATCTAACTTACCAACTTCAGCAACATATGCCTCATATTTGTTTGAGTTGGCGAAGAATACAAATGAATGTTCGCCTGGTTGTAAATAAATTGGTGAGTCAAACTTAAATTCAGTATACTTTGTATCATCATCCAAATTTGGAGAATCTGTAGTTTTAACTTTATCTGGTGTTAAAGTAACTGTACCATTTGGATAAATCACAGAAGATGATGGAACACCATTTACTGTGGGTCTTAATTGTAATGTGATTGGAACAGTATCGTCTTTTGTTTTAAAACAAGCACGAAGTCTACTCATATACAGACCTTGTGGGTATGTAATTGGATCAACTAAGAATGTTTGTGCCAATGGATCATACCAACCAACAACTACATCCGTTCTAGCTTGACCACTAACTCTAGAAATAGGTTGTTCTTGTTGTACCGCTGTTCTTTGGATTGTAGGTTGAGTAACAGAAAGAATAGTTGCCTCAACTGTTTGCACAGCACCTTGAGCAAAGAATGATGCATCTCCGTTTGTTGTAGATGATACTACATCATTAATAGCACTATCAATTAGACGAAGTTTCTTTTCACCAATGCGGAAAGTAGAAGTTGGAATTACAAAGACACCTGCAACATCGCCAGCGGCAGTTGTTTTCATTCTTCCAATAGAATAGAAAGAATCATTGGCAATAGGAGTTGTTGTCCATGCGCCAGAAATCATAGCAACTCTTGTTGCAGGATTATATGAAGTAATTGTTGCAGTTTGGCCAGCGCCAGTTCCTGAAACCACAAAAATTGGCGATGTATTGTAATCTGAAACATTGTTTGCAGAATTAGCATCTAAGGCCAATGTAATCGAATTTGTATTAGCCGCAGTAACTCGACCTGTATAGTGTTCATAACGGACAATCTTAGAAGATGTTCCTGTTGATTGGCCAATCAGATTTGCAGAAGCGAGATTATAAGAACCAGTTGGTTGATTATTAACAATGAAAGCTTCAGTATTTGATGTTCTAACTATGAATGCAGTACCAACAGATGATGAAGTACCATTGTTGTAAATAGTTACTTGTTCAAAGTTACCAACTTCTGTTCTGTACCCAAGATTATTGTTTTGTAATGTAAACTTATTAGCACGAGCTGTAAATGATTCAACAGAAGTTGAATCAAAGAATGGAAACAATGTTGTGTTTGGTTTAAAGTCTGAAGCAACTACAACAATACCTTTACTTCTCATATAAGGAACAATCGACAAGTCAACTAATCGATCACCAATATTTTGTGTAATGGTTTCTGGAACAACCCTAGACACAACACCTGAACGAGTAGTGGAACCAGTTTGTGTAGTTGTTGTAATATATTGATCAACGATTGCCAATCCAGGGGTGCCGGCGATGGCGCCAGCAAAAACCCCTCGGTTAACTGTTTCTGTGGTTGATGTTCCTGTCCAATTCTCTTGCCATGAACCCCATGTGTAATCATAAGGAGAAGTCAATGAAGTGATTCTACTCCATGCATCAGCTGAACCGCCAAGATTAATTTTAACATCTGGTTGTCTTACTGTATCTAGCCAAATATCTGTTGTTGGGTCAATTGATATTCTACCAACAAAATTAGTAATATTAAATGGATTGACACTTATAGCTTTTGATGCTTTTGGTTGGTCAATAAACATAGTATCAGAAGAACTTACAGTAATAGAAGTTCCATTTTGAGTATATCCACTTGAGTTAGCAGAATCAAATTCTAATGTAACCGAACTTACAGTAAATGGTGGTCTCAATTCTTGTCTTTTTGGATCAACTGAAGCTCTATAATCAACTTGAGCCACATCTGCAACACCAGAACCAGTAAACGAATCTACAATAATACCATTTTTAAATCTTGGCAAATTCTGAGAGTCTAAAATTGTCAAATCTTGTTTAGAAACAGTGCTTTGTTCAAGTAATGACAATGCAGTATAGTACTCAAGATTTTCAACACGTTTTTCAATAGTACCAATATCACGCATTGTATAACGTCTATGGTTAATAAATTGTGTTGATACATTTGAAGTATTTGCAGTAAAAGCTGGATTACGCAAAATAAACAATGTCATTGAGTTGTCTTTGTCTTTTGGATCATCTGGATATAAAGATGATACACCCTTAACAACTTCAAATGTTCTATCTTTGTTTAGTATAACTTTATCATTTCTTGCCAAATAATAATTATAACTCAGAATAATATCTGAACCATTTTCTGGAATCTTAGGTCCGGTTGTTGATGAATCTACATCGAATACAACAGAGTTTGCTGTCGCAGCAGTTGCCGAAGCACGAACAGGCCTAAAATCTAAACAATCACGAAGTGAATAGTTTGATCCAGTTGATGAGGTATATGTTGGAATATCTTCATATGCGAATCCACTATATGAATCATTTGTAAAGAATCCTGCACCAGATGATGAGAACCTGTTAAATTTAATAACAATAGGACCAACCGGTGCAGCAACACCAGGCTTGAGTTTAATAGAACCGTGATCGTAATATGAATCTTTTTGACCAGTATTGAATGTATACCTTGAAGTAACATCAATTGCATTAGCAGAGTTAGCCTGTGTAATATGGGTATTATTAAAATCTAATACAGAAACTATATTACAAACATCTGAAACATATAATGATTGTGCAACACTTGGTACTCTAACAACATTATTTGCCGCAATTTGAATTTGACCATTTGATGAATATAGATTTACACCACCATTGGCAAATATATTAACACCACCAGATAATTGCAATGATGTATTTGCAGCTACATATGTTTTAGTTTTTGGATTTGGTGCAGTAGCGTCAATTGTTGCATATACATTTGCAGTTAAATTGACACCATTTGTAATTGTAATTCTTCTTGTTGCTTGATCAACTGTAAATAGGTCAGCAGGAATTGTTTTACCAACTTCATATCCAGAAGAACCAGCAGCTGTAACAACAACTTGATAATTAGATTGTCTTGTAGTTGTTGATGTAGCAGTGGATAAGGCTTCACCAGAACCCAGACTTAATGCCGTTGATAGTCCAGTTGAAAATGGTACTGCCTCATACAGTCTTCTGAATGACAATGAAAGACCAGAAATTGAATTATTTGCAATATAATCTTCACCTAATCTAAACAACAAAGCTTCAGAGTTTGTGTCGCTAATAAAAACATCATCAAATGTTGTTGAGTGATCTTTTGATCTTTGGTCAATATCGATAGCAGCAACTCTTGCAGCTGCGCCAGCACCACTAGTAACTACAATAGAGTTTACATCATTAAATTCAAAATCAATTGAATATGCGGATGCATTTGTTAATGTTGCAACAAATGGATCAGACAAAGTAATAGTCGAATTTACTCCACTATAATTGGTAATTAATTTTGGATTTTCACCAACTCCCGGACCACTAGTTATTCTGAATTTTGCACCAATGTAAGCATTATCAGTTGTCATCCTGTTATTAGCTAAAATCAAAGTATTAGCAATTTGAACAGCACTCACATTGATAGCTGTATTAACTACACCTGTTAATGATCCAACATTAACGTCAAACAAGAAAGTTTTGTATTGATATGTTGCAGAATTGGATGTGTTTGTTGCTGAATCAAACTGAATAGATTTAATTCTTGCAGTACCAATCTTTGTGTTGGAAATAGTTGCAGTAGAGGTTACATTAATCGATGAGTTGGGAACACAATGCAAGTCAACAGTTTGAAGACTGTTAATTGGTAATGTACCGTAAAGTGTATTTGCGTAGACATAATATCCATAGTCTGCGGTAATACGCTTACTTGTTACACTTTCAGTTTCTCTTGGTTTTGGAACAATAAGTGTTGTTGGCGAAACTGTTTCATATTCATAACCATACACATACGCTTTGCCTGGAGATATAATAACTTCCATGTTTGCTGTATTTGCAGCGGATGTGTTTAATGTTAAAGTGAATGGTCTAACCGTATAGTTACCAGATTCGTCATATGTTCTACGAGCTAAATTGTCTTCTAATACAGAGTAAACTGGATATCTATCATATTTTGTTAGATTACCCTCTTGAATTCGAGCAAGTTCAATGAATTGAGTATCATCCGTAGATTCAAGACTTCTTTGTGCCAAAGTCAGTACAATCTTGTATCTATCAGATCCTGGTGCTTGATAGTTTGAAGCATCTTGTGCTGGATCTAAAAGAGTTGTATCTGATGTGTATGATACTATAGATTCCGTTATTTCAAAACCAACTCTTGCATTTGCAGTTGCTGAATATTTTGAAACATCTATGGTTTGTGCATTGTTCTTAATAAAGAAGCCTTCGTAATAGAAAACGCCTTCATTAACTGAAAAAATTTGACCTGCACCAACACCAGATGCGGCAATATTAGCTGAAACAGTAGTAGTCTCAAATGTTTTAATTGTATCACCAGCAGCAAATGGTGCACCATAAATTTGTTTAACCAATAAAGTTTTTGGGTCGCCAGTGCCAGCATTAGCATCAAATACTTTAAGAACAAGAGCTCTTTTTGTTGGATTTGTATTGTCATCTACAAGAGTTTTGTCGATGAAATTATTCGCTGTTACAACTGTTCCAGCAAATGTAGATTCTAAATTTAAAGATACTACATCTTGAAAAAATGTTTGGCCGCCAGTTACAACAGAACCGTTCTTGTATACAGAAGTACCAAAGCGTTGAACTTGCTTTTGTAATATGGTTTGTAGTTGTGTTAATTCACGAGCTTGAACCGCATATCCTGGCTTAAACAACATGCGAAGAAATTTCTTATCTTCATCATAGTCATCATAATATGGGTTTACATTAAAATTGGTATCAAGAGCCATTGACTGTCCTTAGAAACTTACGATTAGTTTAATATTTTCCGCCTGGCCATCTGCCCGGTCGAGTTTTGTTATATTTTCCGTATACATTATATCACCTGTATATGGTTCAAATTCTGGTTGAGATGTTGCGGTAACTGTTCTAGAAGAACCCGAGCTAAAACCAATAAGTGGAAGACCCGTAACAAATGTTCCTTTGACTTTTGTTAACCTAACTCCGTTGGTAGTTTGTGCATTAATAAAACCATAAGCATTTGGATTAGATACTGATCCTTGATAAACATATTCATTCAAAGAAAAAGAACTTCCAGCAACAACATCTAAATTGGTAGTCTGTGATATAACAGAATTAGCTGTAGCAGTATTTGCTGCAACAGTTGAACCATATTTATATGGATCTCTCAACAATCCAATTTGTCTAAATGAAGTATCAATTGAAATTAATCCCTGTTCAGTAGAATCAATTTCTCCAATTCTAACAGCAACCATTACATTATTTGCACTTAATTCTTTAGCAGGATTAAAAGAGTGACCAAACTTTGGTGGCAAAATAACTCTAGTTTGAGCACCAGAACCTGAACCGTAAATGAACGCATTTGCTGTGGTATAATCAGAACCAATAGTAGAAACAGTAATCTTAGATATATTAGCTTGAGCTGCTGAAGCACCAGAAGACGTGTTGGAAAGCGTGGCACTTGCAACAGCACCAATGCCATCACCAGAAATATAAACTCTGGTTGAGATTGTTATGTTATTAGCATTACCACCAACTCCACTTGTTGCGGCTGACAATGTTATAATACCTGTTGTGTTTGAAATAGAGCTAATGAAAGTATCTGCCAATATACCTGTTCCACTGATGGTCAAGTTACTTAAATTGGCTAAAGTTGGAATACTGAATACAGATAAAGTTAATGAGGTGTTTGATAGCTTTAACGATGTTTGACCAGAGGTGAAAGAATCAACCCTAATGTTGGAAGCTTGTCTATAATTAACACCTGAATTGGTAACAACAATTGTAGTTAGTTCTCCATCAACAACACCAGAACTATTAACGCCATAGTCTAATGCAGCTGTAGAGGTTGGAGCTGGTATCCATTGCGTTGTTAAAAACTTATTTGATGGTTTAACATTGTACATATACTTCCAAACAAACCCATCACCTGTAGAGATGTTGCCGTTAGAAGTTGTATAGTCACCTGAAGGTTCGACTGTGGAGTTTGCAGATGCGTTATTAGAAACACACTTATAAACATTTCTTGCCGATGTGATTACATACATCGGCTTCAAATTTTGTGTGGTATTTGAAGACAATAATGTTGCAACTTCAATTGTATCATCATATTGACGATATCTGGTATTTGAAGTCCAGTTAACCTTTGGAACCACCAATTCAACATCATTTCCTGTTGCTCTTTTTGCAGCAAAGATGTTATCCCAAGTATTTTTTTCTGCCGATATTGTATCGACAATAGAATCTGGAGAGGATTCATTTGCGTAAGGAACATGGTTTCCAATAAAGACATATGCTATAGTTGGATTAGCCTCCGAGAACGATTCTTTGAATTGTTCCGCCGTATTAAACGATAATTTTTTGTTAGTTATTGCTGCCATAAATTCTATTTATGTCACTATATTTAAAGGTTCGCTGCTGGCATTCATAGTCCATGCAGAAGAAACAGAAATATTTGTGTTACTTATGATACTATTTACGATTCTCAATTCACCATTAACTGCAACATTGGTACCGAGTGTGATTGTTCCAAGTGAGTTTGCAATATTAAATTTGGTGTTTACTCCATTAACATAGATTGACCCGTTTGATACTGATACTGTACCAGAAATTTGGTTAGTAATAGCTTTAGAAACAGCTGTGTCTTTCTGTGATACAATTAGATTCTTATTCAAATCTGCATAGTTTACAAATCCAGCTGGATGTAACAACTCTTTCAGGATTGTTTTGTATTTTGTAAATTCTGTTAGTGATGATGTGATATAAGAATAATCAACATAAAAGTTGCTACCTTGAAGTTTTCTTTCAGAACTTGATAGAATCGAATCAGATGTTATCCAACGGCCAGATAAAGTGGAATAAGAATTACCAACTGTTGCAGCTGCAGTTGCAGTACCATCACCTTTGGTTGTCAAGTCAACTGTTGGAATATATTGATATCCAGCACCACCACTAGTAACTTTGATTGTGATGATTTGACCAGGTACTGTATCAGTCAAAGCACTTAATATTTCACCATCACCTATTAAAGAAGTGATTGCTACATTTGCATTAGTTCCAGTTGTTGATGAAACTGTAATTGTTGGGAAGCTGCCTTGAGTATAGTTAATACCACCAATAACACCTCTTGATAGTGAACCAATAGGTGAGTTATTAGACCATACTGTTCCATCACTAAACGAAAAGGCTGCATTTACAGTTGCCGATGTTGATGAAGTAACGGCATTGATAAAGCGTTCTTGGCTTCTGATTGTAATCTTATCACCAACACCCAATTCAGTACCAAATGCAGTACCAGTACCAACAACAACAATTGAATTGTTCAATACGTTTGCAGTACCAGCAACCCTCTGAGATTGTATTTTAATTTTGGTGATTGTTCCAGAACCAGCAACTTCAGTTACCGCAGCTGCTGCACCATAACCATATGTGCCAGATGGATTCGTACCAAATACAACTTCATCACCAACTTTATAGTTTACACCACCATTGTTGACATCAATTCTTCCAACTGAACGATACGATTTAATATCATATATTGTACTACCAAGAAGATAACGAGCACCTTCCGAATCAAGTATTGCGGTATTAACAGATGTGTTTGAAAACAAAATAACTGCATTAGTTATTGGACCAAGGTCTGATATAGTCAATGAAGTCAATGCATCAAAAATTCTGGTATTAATATTCTCACCAGCTGGAATAACTTGAGATGGAAATCCATAATCTGCAGCTGATAATACAATAGTGGAATATGAATTGATAATGTCATCACTAATTAAGAATGAAATTGCCGCATTTGCACCAGAAGTATCAACACCATCAACAGCGCCAGTAAGAAATGAATTACCTGGAGTGTTAGAACTTGTTATCAATGAAGCAGTATGAAATCCTGCGCCGCCATAATTAACAACAATACGATTTGTTAGACCAGCTGTTACAGACTCAACTTCTGCTGTAGCAACACTTGTTGCGCCGCCGCCAAGAATAGTTACGGTATCACCAACATTATACGAAGCACCGGAACCTGTAACTAGAATTGTAGTAAGAATGGAGAAAGTGTCAGCATTTAAAGTTATTATTGTTCCGTTTGAATCAATAATATCGGTTACAATTTGTTCACCATTGGTAAATATTCCACTCAATGATTTCTTATCAACAAACAATTCAAAAGGTAAACCAAAATTTAATCGGTCTGTAATAATTCGTTTTGTCGCACGTTCAATAACTGCACTTGCCCCAGAAGTTAATCCTGTAACTTTTCTGTTGTTTAATATTGTAATATCAAAATTACTATAAACAGCTTTGATTACTGAATTTGCAACTGGTGCTGTAGTAAAAACTAATTTTCTTGATTCTTTACGAATTGTATAATCGGTATCAATCGTTTTTAATGCATCATCAACATAGACAGAAACATCACCAACATCAACTGATTGTGCCAAATAAAATACTGTGTTTGAACCATTGGCAACATATGTACTTCGAATATCAGTTTCCAACTTTAGAATATTATCAATAGTCCATTGACCATCAGAAGCTTTAAGAACATTGTTTTTTGGTAAAAGAACTTCAACTTCGTCACTAAAAAGTAATCGAAACAATAATTTAAATGATTTTTCATTACCTCTTGCAAGATAAAGAGGCAAAACATTTTTAATTAAAGTTTCTTTACTTACTTGAACATCTCTAGGAATAAGAGATGCGTACATATTGAAGAAACTTTCCTCAAACGTAGTAATAGATGCATCAACATCGGAAAGATATCTTAAATCTTTAGATTGTTTTAATACATCATTCTTTTGGGTACCCTGAGCTTGTTCTAAAAACTCATAGTAAGCTTCTAAAAATGAAATAAATACAGGGTATTCTTCCCGAACATATTCAGGAACTTGTTTGTTAACAAGTAGTGATGTTTTATAATCAGACATTAAATTTTAATCAAATCTACTGTTATTGCTGTTGGATCTGTTTCATCGATTGTAATAATTGTATTTCGTACAGTTTCGATAATACCTATTTCAGATTCAATTGAAAGTCTTATATACCCATCAGGTGAATCAACTGACAATATTTTAATGTCATATATTTGAATGGCGCCTCTGTCATAGTCAATAAGACCAACATTAGAATCTACAACTTGTCTTTCTGCATTAGAGTCATAATAAATTGTTCGCAATGAACCTATTTTGCCATCAATTACAGCAACAGCAGTAGCGCCGTAACCACTTCCACCAGAAATTGTTACAATAGCTCTAGTGTAATCTGTTCCTCTTTTTGTAATATTGATCGATTGAATTCTCCCATTCAAAAGAACAGCTTCGGCTTCTGCGCCAGATCCGTCACCACTAATTGTAATTGTTGGTGCTGTAACATAACCAACACCGGCATCATTAACTTCAATTGAACTAATGCCAGAAGATGATTGTGGAATTTCGTCAAGAACTACTGTTCGTATAACACCATTAGCGTCATAAACAGAAAATGATGTGGATGACAATTTGTTTGTTATTGTTCCACGGTGTAAGGGTGCATTAAATTCAATATTATAATTTTTATTTTCATTAATTAAAGGCAAAAATCTTTTTTGCAATCTAACTGTAGTCTCAGAACCTAAAATCGCATTTAAATTTGAACCATCAATGTTATCTTGTAATTTTGACAGAACGAATCTTGCACTAAACTTATTCAAGTTAACATTCCTATATGTTATGACAGAATCTCTAATGTTTACTTTTATTGCATCCGAACTCAATGGCGTTTTTCTTGGATCATATTTGACATAACTATTTACCAACAAATATAAAAAATTTGGATCAACAAGTTGTGTTTGTACGGCAACAATTGATTTTGGTTTTACAATATCATCAATAATTCTTTTCTTTTCCGTTTCTGAAACAAAGAAACCGGATTTGGGTTTGATAGAAACAAAAACTTTACCATAAACAGGAGGAACTTGATCTTCACCACCCCAAACAGAAATAGAATCTAAGGCTGGATAATTTTTCCGAATATATGTTTCGTAATCTTTAAATGTAACTAATCTATTTTGTGTTGCAAATTGTGACATTGAGCTTTGTTTGATTTCATCAACACCTTCTCTATCAGAACCACCAGCAGCTGGATCAACAACATTAATAGTAAAGTTACTTAAACCATTTAATGTAGAAGTTGGAATAATAACATCAACACCATTAGCTAAAGAACCATTTGTTACAAGATACGTCATCGTAACAATAGAACCGTCATCTATCTTTTGACCAATAGTATTATCACCAAAATAAATTTGAAACTTACCACTCCTATGTTCCTGTAAGAAATAAACTTGTGATTCAGCAGTAACATCTAAGATATCTGTTACTTTATTGTATACTACAGTTTGTGTATTTGATGATGATGGCTTAACAGATATTTTAATTGTATTTGTATCAACATTGGCATCAGGAATCACAAATGTTTGTTTTGGATTTGAAGAATTATCTTGTGTATATTGGTACGTTACCAATTGTCCCTCATAGAAATCAATGTCTTCAAAAAAATAATTACTTCCACTTTTTGTCACAGTAACATCATCTAATAAAACAAAATTGTAATTTGAATTATCAATTTGATTTGAGGAAAAAGAAAATCCTCTTGGCATCGTAATGCTGTCTGATATTGTTGAACCACTATTGAGTACAACATTACAAGTAATTCTAGGTGATGTTACAGAATATGGTGTATAACCTAATGTCTTTGCATGTGATACAACTGAATCTCTTAAAATAGCAGAATCTAAAAACGATTCATTAGCTACCATGTTTAAATAGTATGCGTTATAATGCGTATTGTACGCCAATATATCTAATAATACACTAAAGCCAGACCCGTCAAAATCGTAGTCTGAAAATTGTGATTGTTGCTTTAAAAAAGACTTTAGATTTTGTTTGATTGAATCAAAGTCTAATTCAGCAATTTCTAAACGGTTTGTTGCCATTATCTTGCCCGTTCAAGGAAAAATTTAATTGTTACTGGATCTGTTCTGTTAACTATGTAGAATTCAAGATTTATACTATAACCATTTTTGTCGAAGTCTGGTATTAGTTGTATTTTTGAAATTGAAACCCGTGGTTCAAAGTTGCCAACAACTGTTTCTATTTCTCTTTCCAGAGTTGCAGAAGTTACATTGTCCATAGGCTCAAATAACAATCGTCTGAGATTGCTGCCAATGTCTGGCCTGAATGGTTTCTCATAATGGCCTAACAACATCAGATTTTTTATAGAGTTTATAACAGCATATTCACCAATATGCTTATTGATATCTTTTTTAATAGGATGCACTTTAAACGATAAGTCTAAGTCCCTATATTCTCTCGAAATATTTGTATTTGTTGTTGCCATATTCTATTTATAAGTTGTTTTTGAGTTTATCTGTACCAACAAACTTATCTATTAGATGTAAAGAAACTTTAGACAATGAGTTGAATTTTGAAATTTGATTAAATTTATTCATTGTGGAAATAGAGTTTCTGAAGAAATTTATGTCGTGATTGTATCTATCGTTGATTAGATTATAACATTCTGTAATATCATTTGTAATTGTAGTAATCAAACCAGCTGACAAATTCGTAGAGTATGTTGTTACTGGATCTTCACCACCAGAAGTTTCTACAACAATACTGGTTGCAACTCTTTTAGCACCATCGTTGATTTTAATCACTAAAACACCTAATTCATCACCAATAAACAAGCTTGTGAAAGCGCCTAACGCAGCTGAAGCATCTTGAACACCATCGTATCGATTTGTCAGTTGCATCATATATTCACCAATTGCCATACCACTATTAAAATCTGGAAAGGAAGAACTTGTAGAAGCAGTCACACCAGAAATGTTATTCGTGTGCGGTATAAAAAACTCAATAATTCCTTTAGTATGTGTAGTGACGATTGGTGGATTTTCAGCATCTCCAGTCGTTGTATCAAAACCAGCTAAACCACCAGCTGCGGTTGTTATAGCAGATAGTGCAGGAACTGGTTTTGAAGCAGTATACATTGTGTTAGCTGCATTTCTAATTTCTTGTGAAATTTCTAACATTGGATTTTTAAAATATCCATTAATGTCGTCATTAGCAACAGCATCAAATTGCCATTTTTTGTATGGTGAAGGAGTTTTGATTAGACTCTTATTCAAATTACCAAATGGGTCCAAAGCTTCGTTGAACTTTTCGTTACTAAAATTTAATCCTAAATTATCTATAAGTCTTGTCATAATTATCTCACAATGCTAATGTTGTAAATGAACCGGTAACAATTGCGTGGCCACAAGTTTCAATATCACCCATGTGAACTACTGGACACCCATTAAAAAATACTGTTGTTGGTGCTGGTAAAACAAAACCAGGAAAAAAGAATGGTCCGTGTGGATGTGGACTTGACATTGAACCAGTTATTAAAGCTGGTCTACCATTTGCAATAATATTTGGATGTGGAAATCCATGAACTCCACCACCCCAATTAACATCACCCAAGCAAGCTATTGGTCTCATACTTCTCCTCCTATATTTCCTGTTAATTCACCAGAATCTTGAATTGCTCTGTTTGTTAATGGAGCAACTTTTGCTTGATTTGCTGCATAGTAGTCTCTCCAAGAAGTTTGTATTCCATCTGCAATTGTTGTTTTAACATCATCTAAACTACCACCATTGAGTCTAACCTCAAGAGCTGAACCAGCAACTTTATCTATAACATCATCTTTGTTTTGAAACACCCATTCATCAGCAACTTTGTTTGCGTTTTTACCTAAATTATCAGTTAATGAATTTGCATTCTCTTTAATTAAATCGACATAGCTATC